GGTGCATCTGACATATCAAATGCAAGTGAGCCATCTTCTTTTTGTGCTGTCTGACATAAAAGCTGTGTTGAAACAACTAGACCTTCATCACTACCAGCTAATTGCTGTGCCTTCTTTCTATCAAATCTAGTGATAGGTGGAAAATATAATGTAGCTAAAACATTATCACCAGAATCTTTTAATTCATATTTACGTCTAGTGGTCATCTCATCTTTAAAAGCATTGATGAGAATATCTGCTGTTCTTTCAGTTGCCATAGTTGGGGTTGATTAAAAAATAAATTAAATAGCTGATGTAATAGTGCCAGATGGTTTAAATGTAATGCTAATAGTGTTTACATCACCTATTGAGGAAGTTTGATCAAAGCTAGTAATTAAACCGCTAAAGCTTATTTTTTTAGTTCCGCTTGCACTATCAGGAAAAAGCTCAAAAGATGCTGTTCCAGCGTCACCTGTAGTCAATACACCATCAACAAAGGTAGCTGTCTCGCCAGATGCCGCAGCGTCATAGACAAGTTCTGCACTTCCTTCACCCTCGATAAGTCCACCAACAAATGATTTAAAAGTATCACCTTGCACAGTAGTCTCTTGTGTATCTTTAGTAATAGACATAGACCAAGATCTAGTTCCTAGTACTGGGTTTACTGAAGAGCCGCCATCATCAAATTTGACTTGCCCGACATCACCTTTTACAGCAGCCATAACAATAAAAAATAAATATTTATAATTATACTACCCTTTTTTTGGGTTTTTTACAGCTTTTGCCTCTGCTTTTTGCTTTTCCATATATCGTCTGCATTGATGATCCCAGTATTGTGGTTCTCTTCTACCTTTTACCGCTTCAATAGCATCTAGCATTTCTTCTGTGATTTCAATCATGTTGTAAGAGCTTCATATAATTCAAATGTTATTCTAATCTGCGTCTGAAATTTACCTTCTGGACTTGATTGTAATATCTCAGGCCCGATCGGTGGATCAAATCGTACATCAGAAACTGTGATTCTGTTAAATAGATCTCTAACTCTTTTGCCAATAGTAAAATTTGCCCCTGCTCCTATTCCCTGCTTTGTATAAATATTACAAGTAATAAGACCCACAACAAGATTTGTAGCGGTGGTGCTTGAATTAGGTGCTTGTTGTGTAAGGTATTCACTTGATCCAAAGCTAGTGATGCATTGTATATATTGGTCAACAGTAGAGGCATCAAAAGGAATGTTATTAAAAACTAAAGGTATTGATGGCCCTATTCTAAACTCATCATTTAATCGTTTTTCAATAGTTGCTCTAACTGTGTTTAAATCTGTAGCTGTCATAATTATTTACCAAATTGACCTTTCATCCAATTTTCAAGTTCTTTTGCAATTAACTCTGGAAAACCAGCTTGTGTGTTTTGTCTTGTTCTGTATCTGCCTCCCCAAGATGGTGGCAAGTTAGTTCCATAGCAAACTGGTTCTGCATAAGGTTTATTGTTTATGATTGTTCCTCTAAATTTTTTAATTTCTGTCTGCCAAGCCTCACGAAGCTCTCCACCAGTTCCACGATCTAATAAAGCTTTTTTAAAAGGTACTACTTGACCATTCGGCAACGTAAAAAAGTTTGGAATGGAATCTAAATCAGGATAATTATCTAAAGAAAAAACTGGCGTTGCTTTTTTTACTCTTTTAGTCCATTCCAAAGTCGTAGCAGCTACAAGATCAACAACATCTTCTTCAAAAAAATCATTTATCTCTGTAAGTTTTATTTCTCTAGCCATGTTTACCTCAAGAATAGATCAAAGCTTATAGCTGTATTATCTTGCTCATTTGTATTAATCTGCACAACTTTATATTCTGTGCCACTAATAACAACCCGATCAAATGTAGTAGGAGTAAAAGTTATATCTCCAGCAGCTATAGTAAGTCGTTTATCCTGACTAGAAACAAGGTCAGTCACCTCAGACCTCGCCACATTGCTCACGACACCCTTTATACTGACATCCGCTTTTACTTCGCTCATTGATCCGTTGGTAGGATTATAAATACCAGTAGTGATTCGCCTGTAAGTTATATCACCACCAAGTTTTTTTAATGAAGCACTAGCCGCTTTTTTAAGTGCATTAGCAAGACTCATAATCTATATGCAATAACTTGTCCACTTGCAAGCGTGATACTTGTTATGACACCTTCGATTTCAGAGGAGGCTTTCATTTCAATGCCATTAATAGTTGCAGATCCATTTTCTGTAATGTTCTCAGCTACAAAAGTAGCTTCTGAATCTTTTAAAGCGTGAACCTTACCAAATCTGCCTGTATGTGTT